AATGCTTTCCTTTGTGTCCTAATTGATACCAAATTTTAAAACCATTGCCACTAACAACAGGGTAAATTCTAAAACCTTTTTTAAAGCAGTATCTTTGTGCGTCATAGTTAATATTCTTTATTACTATCCTCTTCTTTATTTTCGGCATTTAATTCTTCATATAAATCAATTATTTCCAGTGCTTTCTCAACTCCTTTAGCTTCGCAAAACCTTTCCTTTTCAAATAAAAATAACCAGTACTCTACAATATCAGCTTTGTCTTTACTTGCAAAATAACTATCAACGCAACTTTTATAAGCTACATTTTGAATTTCCTTACAATATTCCCCTGTGTACATAGTTGTCAATATTTGGTGTGTTTAAGTAATCTTGATAGTTCTGCGTAGCAATATCTAACTTTCTTTTCCCACTTTCTATAAACCTTTCTGAACATTTATAAATACCAACATCTAAAGTATTTTTATCTACTACAATAAATTCAAATTCAAACGCATTAAACAATTCTAAATATAATGCCGCTTGTAAGTCATAAGAAAAGAAATTAGCAGAACGCTCAAAGCTACTTAAATCTGATGTTGTTTTTAAGTCTATTACAACACCGCCTTTTAATATATCTGCTTTACCTCTAAATGGTAATCCGTTATAATAAGCAATTGCAGGTATTTCGTATTCAGCACCATCTAACATAGCTTTTATATCTGATTGATTTCTTACTCTTTCTGAAATCTTTTTAGCTTTATAGTATTCTGAATTTGTAAACACATTATGTGTACCAACCTCTTCAACTGCTAATTTATATTCTTTAGATGCTTTTGTTCCATCTGTAAAAGTTAAATACTCTACTTTGTGAGGCTCTAAAACCATCAAGTGTATTAATTGTCCATCTCTTAACGCTTGTACATTCTGTTGCTTCTCTGTAAGTGATTTGTGATAAGCATAAGGAGATTGTAATAACTTCTTACAAGAAGATGAAGATAATGCGTGTTGTCCTAAATAACCATAATAAAACTCATCGTTATCCATTTTAGATAACAACTCTTGTTTTGTAAATTCTTCTCCGTTTAATAATTTAATTGTTTCCATTTGTTTTTAATTTTATTGCTTGTTCTAATTTTAATTCTGTTATTTCTTTTTCAACCCAAATACGCTTCTCAAATTCTGTTGTCGCTGGTAATCTTTTCGTAAACCAATTAATATCTATTGTTAGTAAATTGAATAAATAAATACCTTTTGGTGTGCTATTAATATAGATTGGAATATCTAAATGCTTTTCTGATTCTTTTAACATAGCATCGTATTTACTCTTTTCTAATATTAAAGTATCATAATGCTTTCTCCTACATTTTAATTCTATTCTATTTTGAGTTTCTACATCATAACAATCCCATCTTGAAATTGGATTCTTACTATTTACTAATGTGTTATAATAGTTATCTGATAACCAATTAAACAAATCGCTTTCTTTCCATTTTATCATTTGGCTAATATAATAATATTATTTTAAAATTCGTAATCATTTTCAATAAACTTTGGCAACCCATTATCTGTAAAACCAAAACTAAAAGTTTCGAAGTTTCTGTTTCTTCCTCTTTTACATTCTGCGGTTACCCAACCTGCATTAACTGAATTTTTTTCTAACATTATTTGTGTTTCACACTTCTTCTCTAATGAAGAGCCTAATACTCCAGTTGGTTTGGTACTTCCAAAATTAGAGTGTATGATAGTTGATATATGACATTTTAGTTCTCCTGACCATCTCATCAATAATTCTTGTACTTCTGTTGATTGTTCCATACTATTAACATCAGAAACTAAATCTGCAATTCCATCGATAATAACCAAACCAATATTTTCATCTGCGAACTTCGTATAAAGAATATATTCTATAAAGTTTCTACGTTCTTTGTAATCCATTGTTCTTAAAGCGTAAAAGTGATAGTTATCGTCTTCCATATAACCATTCATCACTAATGGTCTTCTTGCTACTTTACTTGCGTGGAACTTTCCTTGTTCTGTGTCAAAATGAATTATCTTTTTACCTTGTCTGTGCCCTTTAATTTTACCTGTGTAATCGTTTCTACCACCTTGATAAGCACTAACCAATAAAGACATAAAGAAAGACTTACCTACTTTTGGATATGCGTGTACAAAACTAAAGTTTCCATAAGTACCAATTGGGATAGGGTATGTTCTTTCAGTTCCATCTGTGTGCACATCTACATAAGTTCCGCAACTAATTGCAACTGGAGGATAATCTATATGTTCTGCAATATCTAATTCAGCTTCCTTTTCAAGTTCTTCCATTTGCTGAATCATAATCATTCTCTCTATTTCTTTTTCACTCTCGTCTTTTGTTTTTTGTTTTTTCATTTTTTTATATCTGTTAAAAATTTATCTATTATAGCACCCCATACATCATCAGCATCGTACTTTATATCACAATACTCTTTGTTACCCATTTTATACTTACCACTCTTTAAGCAACCAGCTATTTGAGCAAACTGCATAGAGTTTATTATATTATTCTTGTAATGCTCTTTACCTAACTCTATATTGCTTCTTAAAGTTCTGGTAAATGGATTTATATGAACATTGTTGTCTTTATTGTTTTTGATAAAATAACTATCCATATTAGCTAATATAATAGTATCAAGCATAGACTCAATCTTATCATACTTCTTTATAAGGCCAACCAAGATATTAAGGTCATCTTTAGGAAGTGTTTTATTCTTAAACAACTTATTTACTAATTCTTTTTCTTTATTCATTAGCTTACATTCTTTTGTTTTTTCATCTTAAAATAATTCTATTTGTTTTACATCTTGTTTTTTAACAATTCCTAAAGCAGTTTCTAATATAGTTTTACCTGCTTCATAATCTACCAGGTTTCTTCCTATCTTAACTTTGCTTTGCGTTCCGTTATAACTGCTTAAATCTATTTCGTGAAATTTACAAAGTTCTTGTAACTCGTTTTTAGTTTGGCTTATTGCAAATCTTCTATCTTGTAAATTATTTGGTAAATTAAAGTTAGTCCAATATAAATGTCTGCCACGTTTTTTTGATTGTATTAAAGGCTCGTAATATGGTATTACATTTTCAACAACATACTTTCCTTTAAAGTAATGTTCAAGCAATAAAATTTCTTCATACAATTTCATATCCGGATAAACTGCTTTTGTAGCCGTGTTGTAATTACTACTATTCCAATATCTTGCTCTACTATGTGTTGGGCAAGGTGGCGAAGTCCATATAAAATCAAATTCTTTAAAGTGGTCTAATAAATATTGGTGTGCATCTGCAACTATTACAGTATCGTTTGGAAACCTTTCTTGATATAATTTAGCAAGTTCTTTATCCCATTCTACTGCCGTTACTTCAATTTCTATATTTGCATCTTTTGCTACTTCATTCCACTTGTACCGGTTGCCACCTAAACAAGCATACAAATTTAATATCTTCATCTTATTTTTTTCTTTTGTTTTTTTTATCTTCTATGTATTTTTGTATTGTTTTTTTGTAAAATTTACCAAGAATGTTATCGTTTATATAGTTATCACTTTCTAAAACGTTTTCTTTAAATTGTAATAAAGTTTCGTAATAAGTCATCATTGTTTTATTGTAGCAAATATAAATAATTTCTCTGTAACAATCCTTTATTTCCCAATTTTTTGTTTGCTCGTTACTACCTGTGTATTTAAACCAATTGCTTTCTATGTAGTCTACTCTTTTACGTTTATAACCCTTTAAAGGCTTTCTTGTACGCTTATTAAGCAATATCTTTTTACCAATATAGTATTTGTCTTCAAACTTATTATAAATCTTATAAACGAATCCAACTGCATCTTCTGGTAAATCTTCTCTTTTATTAATTGTTTTTCCTTTGTAGTACCACATAATTATTTTTTAATGCATTAAAACAAATGATTTTTCACACAGTCATAAACAAAGTCAATATCTTCATTTAGTTCTTCTAATTGTTCATCTGTCATTGGTTTTCCATTATAGTCTGCACTTGATATAAATGCGTCACAAAAATCAGGATAGTCTTTGTAGTCTATTCCCTCTACTTCAATGTTATCTATTAATTTGTAATCCATTAGTTTGTTTAATATTGTTTAAAAAAAGGGTGCTAAATTAATAACACCCCATTTAGTTAATAATTAAAAAGGTAAGTCGTCAGATTCAACAACCTCTTCTTTTTGTGAAACTGCATTATCATTTTTTTGCACAAATCCTTTCAAGTCATCAGAAGCATAATAAATTTTTCCATTTGCTACATATTTCTTTGGCTCGTTATTTTCTCTTTGCTCCTTTGTTTGAGGAATAGTAAAAGATACATTTTTGCCGTATCTACCTTCTTGAAAGATTGAGAAGTTTAATTTTAACTTTTTTAACTCTTTTCCATCTTCTCCTTTTTTTGGTACTAATTGTCTGTCTGCGTTGTAGGTTAAGATGTTTTCAAAGTATTGATTTAACTTTTTAATTTCATCTAATTGTAATTCTACATCTCCTAATAAAAAACTTTGTTTACTCATAATTTCTAATTTTAATTTAATTTAATTTAATTTATAATCCTGTTGTTATTTCATTATCTATAACTGCAATAATGTGCCTAAATACACTTCTTTCTTGTTCTCCAGTTACATCTACTCCGTTTAAAAATAATCTGTAATGGTCTTTTTTTGTTTTCTTCATTTCAATTGAGTTCATAAATATACTAATTTTTAGTTAACAATTCTTTTACTTCTTTACTTAATTTGTATTTAGATTCAATATTACT